TAAAATCAGTAGTTAATCGCTCTTTTAACTCTTCTTGCATTGTTTCTGAATTTTTTACATCTATATAGTAATCTTTCCTCTTGAAATATATGCATTGTGTCTTGCAATGATCGCTAAGTATTGTGTCTTGACAACCATACCTATAATTTCTATTATATACCGTTTCAACCATTTCAGTTAAAGATGTTTCGTTCATGCTGTTATTATTCCAATGCAATATTGAAACTTTAGCATAATGGCTAGGTAAGCCGTGTCTTTTGAAATGACTGATAATCCTCATTGCCGTAACGTGTCTATTACCTTCCTGAGGCCCTTTTTTAAGCATTGATTGTATACATGGCACTACATTTGTAGGCTCGGATGTTTTATTAAATGCTTTGATACTAGGAACCTCAGTTATTATTTTTGTCTCTAATTGTCTATCTCCTTCTAACATATGATATTTAAAATCTCTACGATTATTCTTAGCAAGTTCTTGAATTTCTTTAGCTGTTAAGTTAAAGACCTCGTCTCTTGTCAATGGTATTTTAAATAAGTTTGTTTTTTGATTAGGAGTATGCTGGATTCTATATATTCCTGTTCTCATATAAATACTAAGATCTATTTGAGGGAATAAATCCTTCATAGTTTGTTTTAGAGTATAAGGCAAATCAGGACTAGGACTAAAACCAAATAAATCATTAGTTAACATTAAGTGATAACCAGAACCAGAAAAGAAAGATTGAAAGCTTTTACACTCAATATCTCCCTGTTCTAGTTCTAGTATTATGCTTCTTAACATATCTAATGTTTTTTCATCAGAATTGTCCTTTTTATCGATATCAATAGGTATTTTATCTATATGTCTAATGCCAAAGAAATTTTTTAAAGAACCTGTTTGGTCTACATATTCTTTAGCATCTTCTCCATAGAGGTACACTGATCTGTATATAGGCTCTTCGTTTTGAAGATACTTAGCGAGTAGTGTGTGAGGGATCAATATACCTCTATTTGATGGAGTACCTTTTGCTATCTCTACAAACATTATAAATTAGACATTGTATGCATATCATCTACTTCATTACTGCTGTTAGGTGTTGGCTCTCCAGTAAATTCTTTTAAATAGCCTTTTTCTTTCAACCATTTAATGTCACTTTCTAGTTTGCTTTTACCTTCAGATGTATTTGCATATATTTTTGGATATACTTTAGTCCATGCTTTATCTCCAGCCTTTTTTGGCTTTTCTTTATAAACATATCCTACATAATCAAAATCTTGCAATGGATTGATATACTCTTTATTCAAATATTCTCCTATATTTTCTATTTGAGTACCATCTTCATCTTCCCAAGTTCCTTTGATATTTAATCCAGCTTTACAACCTATAACATCAAAAAAGTTATATACTCTTTTAAGAACACTACCACCTGTAATATTACCTGTAGCATCTTTCTCTAAAGATCCAACTAATCTCATGTTTCTAGTGTATTCACTGCCTTTTTGTTTAACAGTAACATCAATATAAATGTCAGCCCAATCGTACATATCTGCTTTACATTCTATTTTCTCTATTCCTAATTCACAAACACCAAAGAAATTGCTTGTTCCTGTTTGTTTTATTTCTGGACGAAATATAGCCATTATTTATTCTCCTTATATATTAGTTTCCAATTAAAGTCAATCTCCTTACCTTTAAGGTGATCGCATCTACTACCAGCTTCTAAAGATTCATTAGAATTAAATGTAACCTTTAGTTTGCCTTTATCATCTCTAAAAACATACCCTATTGCATCACAGTCAGCCATTATCATATTCTTTAACTTTCCAGTTAAATCTAGGCTTTCTGGTTGCACTATAGCTTTGCTTTCTACGACTGCTTGAGCCCATTTCCTATGTCCGATGATAATAACATGTGGAAATATTTGACGTAGGTATTTGATTGTATTTAGCACTTTATCTCTTGCCATAGCAAAGCCTTTACCAAATGCTAAATCTTGTATTGCTGATACGCTTTCTTCTTCGCAAACTGCTTTCTCTGCCCAGTCTGCTACTTTGTCTATTGTATCTATTGCTACATAATCAAATTCATGTCCATCTGCAGCTTCTTCCAGTATTTTTAATAGATCTTGTCTATTATTAGCAGTTTCTATATAACCTTCTACCATATTTGCTCCTTGTTCGGTATCTATAATTAAGCAATTATCTAAATTACTTAACATAGTAGTTTTACCTACTTTTGGAGCACCATATAAAAGCATAGTTTTTGGATTATTAGAGACTACTTTCCTCTTCACTTTTTTAAGTGCCATAATTTCTCCTTGTTTTATTTTTGACGAAAGGGCCTGAGGAATAGCATTGGCTAAAGTGTTTGGGATATCTATCCCCCAGGCTTGTTAATTTAATATAGTTTAATATTTAAAACAACTATTTTTTTCTATTGTCATTGTAGGAAAATGAAATGATACAAAACTTTCATAAGGTTGTTTTGTCACAACCTTTCTAATAGCATTTGCTATAAAGCTTCCACTCATATTACTACAATAGCTTGTTGCCTTCATATTGCAAGGCTCTTCACTACCTTCTTCATCAGAATACCAAACTTTCATATATTCTTTTAAAGTAGGATTTAATAATGTGTATTGTTGATAATGTTCTGCTCCCATTCTGCCGTCTATTAACATAAATGGTTTGCAGTGCTTCCATGTGGTTATTGCTTGAACAGCGTCTAACCTTGACTCCATGCTGTCAAAACCTAGTATAATTATGTCATCATTGTTCATATATACATAGTTTTTAAACCTTTCATCAACACATGTTACCTCTAGGTTATCATTTATATCTTTTAGTTTAGAATGTAACATATCTACTTTTGCATGACCTACATCATACAAAGTATATTGCGAAACACCTACATTGCCAGTATCAACTTTATCATTATCATATAAAGCAAAGTTTTCTGCACCCATTCTACATAATTGGGTAGCTGCGGCACTACCTATAGCACCGCAACCTAATATATGATATCTGTAAAGATCGTAACTATCTACTATGTCACTGTATCTTTGACTGATCATGTTCCCCACCCATTTACCTTTCCTAATCCATATATTTGATTAGCATTAGCTATTAAAGCGTCCTCACAAAAAGGTACTCCTTTGTG